TCATGATTCATTACTAATCGGTTCAGGAACTATAGTAACACCATTCGCTGACGCTTAATAGGAGCTTAATATGAGTTCATCCGATGTAAAAGCAACTAAAGCTTTAACGGCTACAGGGCAACTACAAGGGTTCATAGGCACTGGTGCAGGTACTGCAACTAATTTAGGTCCAATAAGAATTCAATCTGTACAGGCACAAGCAAGTGCAGCAGATGGTTCTATAAAAATCTACGATGGAACTAGTGCTAGCGGAACTAAACTTTTAATAGAGTTTAAATTTGGTTCAGCAGCAAATGAATCTTTTGATCATTACTTACCTAATGATGGAGTTAAGTTCAACACAGGAGCCTATGTCGTATTAGCTAATTGCGACTTTTTTGTAGCTTACTACAACTAATATGGCAACCTCAGGAACTCGCACATTTAGTTTAGATGTAGCGACCGCAATAGAAGAAGCATACGAGCTTGCAGGATTAGAAGCTCGTACTTCTTATGATGCGGTTACAGCTAGGCGTTCTTTAAATATCATGTTTGCCGATTGGTCAAACAGAGGTATTCAAATGTGGGAAATAACTAAAGTAGAGCTTACACTCACAGAAGGAACTAGTGAATACACTATTAATTCTTTTGATATAGATATTTTAGATGCGTATGTTCAAAGAACTGTTAATGGAACTGTTACTGATCTTCCTTTAGATAGAATAGATCGTAATGAGTTTGTAGAAATACCTAATAAATCAACTAAGTCAAGATCAACAGAATATTGGCTAGAGCGTTTAAGAACTCCTGTTATTCATTTATATCCAACACCAGATAACTCAACAGACAAACTCATTTACTATGTTTGGCGTAGAATAGAAGACGCTACAGCACAGGTTAACGACATAGACATACCAAGTAGGTTCATGCCTTGTTTAGTTTCAGGATTAGCTTACTATTTATGTTTAAAAAAGAATGTACAAAAGTTATCTATAATGAAAGAACAATATGAGCAGGATTTATCAAATGCTTTAAGATATGATGAAGACCGTTCTCCTTTAAGACTTGTTCCAAAACATGAGTATATTTAATGGCATACGCTTCAGGTAAACACGCTTATTTTATTTGCGACAGTTGTAGTTTTAGGTATCCATATAAAACCGCATCTATTTCTTGGGACAACTTTAGGGTGTGTCAGGAATGTTACGAACCTAAGCATCCTCAATTACAACCTCCGCCTATATCAGTAGACGCAGAAGCTTTATGGAAACCCCGTCCTGAAACAGCTATGCCTAAAAGTGCAAATGGTATTATAATTACAACAAATACATCAGCAGGCGGTATGACGTTTAAGTCTGATCCTATAGGAACTATTTTTGAAGGAAACGAGGCAACCAGTTCTTTAGGTAATATAACGGTGGTTACATAATGGCAGGATTTACATATAGCGGGTTAAAAACAGCAGTTCAGAATTATTTAGATAATACTGAAACAACTTTCGTTAGTACGTTAAATACTTTTATTGAAACAGCAGAAGAACGTATTTTAAAAGGCGTAGAATTACCTGTTTTCCGTAAAAATGTACTTGGAAGTGTTACTACAGGAAATACTTATTTAACGATGCCTACTGATTTTTTATCTCCATATAGTTTAGCTTTAATTGATTCAGACAGTAATTACAGTTATTTATTATTGAAGCATGTTTCTTGGATTAGAGACTATACACCCGCAATAGCCACAACAGGCAAACCCCTTTACTATGCACAGTTTGATGAAAACAGTTTTATTATAGCTCCTACCCCTAATGCAGATTATTCTGTAGAATTACATTATAATTACAGACCCAGTTCTTTAACTACTGTAGGGGATACTAATCAAAGTTGGTTGTCAGAAAATGCTCCAAATGCTATGTTATATGGGTCTTTAGTAGAAGGAGCAGTGTTTATGAAAGCAGCTCCTGATGTTATTATGTTATACGAACAAAAATTTCAAGAAGCATTAGCGATGTTAAAACTTTTAGGGGAGTTTAAAGATGTTAGAGATGAAGCAAGACATGACCAAGTAAAAATAATCGCTCCTGGAGGTGCAAATGTTTAGTGTAGACACTGAAACAATGATAGGACAAGTAAATGTCCAAACAACAAATAATGAAGGATTAAGTCCAGAATACTGGGCACAAAGAATAATGGAACGACTAATAGCTGTAAGCGATAACGCTGATCCCATGGTTAAGGCACAAGCTGAAGCATTTAAAGATCATATACATGCTGTTGTTTTATTATATATGAAACAAGCTATTGTTAGCGATAGAGCTACTGTAGCAGGTTTATTAGATAAACAAGGTCATAAAGATATGGCTGATATAATAAGGAGACTGTAATGGCAATAACCCAAGCAATGTGTACATCTTTTAAAAAAGAACTTTTAGAAGCAGTACATAATTTTAAAAACTCAGGCGGTAATGATTTTAAATTAGCCCTTTATACTAGTTCGGCTAGTTTAGGAGCTTCTACTACTGCGTACACAACAAGTAATGAAGCAAGTGGAACGAACTATACTGCAAAAGGAGCTTCGCTAACACGAGTAGATCCTTCAAGTTCAGGTACTACTGCTTTAACCGATTTTGCTGATTTAACTTTTAGTTCAGCAACTATTACTGCAAACGGAGCGATGATTTTTAATGATACTGCATCAGGAGATCCTTCTGTTTGTATTTTAGCCTTCGGGGGAGATAAAACTTCAACTAATGGTGATTTTACTATTCAGTTCCCTGCAGCAGATGCTTCAAACGCTATTATAAGAATAGCTTAGTAGCCTATGGCTAATTTAACGGGTTGGGGTAGAGGTACTTGGGGTCAACTGACCTTTGGTGAACCAATACCCGCAGTAGTTACAGGAGTTTCTGGTGCTTCCGCACTAGGAAATGAAACTGTAGTTGCTACAGCCGTTATTGTAGTTACAGGAGTTGCGGGTACTTCCGCACTAGGAAATGAAACTGTTGTTGCTACAGCTACCCTAGCAGTAACAGGTAACGTAGGTACTTCTACATTAGGTAGTGAAACCGTTGCCGCAGAAGCAAACATTTCCGCTTCGGGTAACGCAGGTACTTCCGCACTGGGTAACGCCATTACAGCAGGTGCGGCGGTTACAGGAGTTTCAGGTTCAGCTTCAGCAGGACAACTAGGCGATGAGTCAGTTACTGCAGGAGCTACTGTACTTGTAACAGGAAATGCAGCAACTTCAGGATTAGGAAGTGTTACAACTAGAACAGCTAACGTGTTTACCGTTACAGGAGTTTCTGGAACAGGAACACTAGGTTCTATAACAGTTTTAGCAAGTAATCTAGTAGTCGTTGAAGGAGTTTTTGGTACAGGAACAGCAGATAGAGTAAATGTTTGGGGTCTTGTGCCTGATAGTCAAACACCTAACTATAGTGAAGTAAGTGTTTCACAAACACCTAGCTATACTAATGTTACTGATACGCAAACTCCTGATTGGAAAGAAGTTGCTTAATTTTTAAAAGAATATGATATATAATCAAATTGGAGAATAACAATGGCAAGTACATACGTAAATAACCTAAGACTAAACGAAATGGGCACAGGTGATGCCAGTGGTACTTGGGGTAACACAACTAATACAAATTTAGAATTAATCGGGGAAGCTTTAGGCTACGGCACACGAGCTATAGCTAACGCTTCTACTGATAATATAACTATAGCAGACGGAGCATCTGATGCAGATAGATCAATGTATCTTAAACTTACTGGAGGCGGACAAGCGTGTACAGTAACTTTATTACCTAATACGGTTTCCAAAGTATGGATAATAGAAAATGCTACTTCTTATACTCTTACATTTACCGCAGGTAGTGGAGCCAATGTTGCAATAGCCGCAGGTCAAGTAAAAGCAATAGCTACTGATGGGGGTGGTTCTGGTGGAGTTGTTTACGATCTTTTTACAGATTTAGAGTTAACAGGAAATATAACTGCTTCTACTTCATTAACAGCTCCTTTAATAGAAGCGTCAACTTCAGTACAAACTCCTCTTATAGAATTTTCAGATGGCGATGATGCTATTACTATTGCTGATGGTGGTATTACTACTTTTGCAGCAGCAGCTACTTTTAGTAGTTCTATTACTGCGGCTTCACTAGACATCTCAGG